GTTGCCGTAGTTTAGATAGTGCCAGAACAAGTTTCTCATTCTTTCTTCATCTTCAAATCCATGAATATGTGGATACATCATGTTTGACCAAGCATAGACACACCATTCAAAGAGATGAATAGAAGTCCAGATATTCCATTTCTTCCAGGTGTCAGTCATAATCATAACCCCCAACACCGATGTCTACAAAAGTACTACCATCAACATCCTCAAACATTTGAAACTCAAAGTTACCTTTGTAGAATTTGTACTGAAATCCATCAGTAACTTGAACTTCCATATCAGGTGGATACTGATGGAGTTTTTGGATCATTTCAGCGACGATCATTTTGCCTCCAGTTTACCAATAAGAGTTTTGAGTTCAGCAATTGTTTGGCGATTCCACATTTTAGGATCTCTCTTTACAGCAATGGTGTGCTCATCCTCTGGGTCATAATACCATAGTTTGTCTTGCCATTCTTCTTCTAAATGAGCATCTAAACACTCAAGATCGTCAAGAAGATCAAAGATTTCATCGGCAATAAGTTCTTTACCAATCTTATCAATTACTGATTGTTTGACTTGAATATGATTTCTAAGAAGAACCTCATAAAGATGACGGAGTTCTTCTCTTGTAAATGTGATTTCAATCATTTCAGTTTCTTTAGTTCATAAATGAGATGGTTAATGTCATCAGCATCTACATACCTACCAGAATAACCACAGTCCTCTTCATCACAAGTTTCGTGATCATAAGCAAAGTTGTCCAGCAGATACTGAAGAGTAGCAATACATACACGAGCACGATCACCTGTTTTGGGTCGTAGAGTGTATTCTTCTGTGACCTTGATTAGTGTCTCTGCGTGTGTTTTTTGTGGTAATGATTTAGTCATGGTTTCACAGTTTGAATGAGAATTCGTTCTTTGGTAGTGTCCCGTGCTTTTGCAAGTTGTTCAATCGCCTCTTGATTTCGTTTGGGCAACTGATCCCATTCTACTTGCTTTTCAACATATGCTTGCGGAAGAAATTTATCCATTTTATCATAAAGTTTATCCAAAGAAATAGAAATAAAATCTACTGTTGATTGGACGACCGCAAGTGGAGCAAATGTAATAAAACGAAGAGCAAACCAATGTGGAATGTATTTGAGGTAGGGATAGGTTTTGGTTTCAGTCATCGTTTTGAATGTCATTTAGTCCGTCAAGTTTGAAAAGAATACTACAGATGATTAAAGCAATAAAGATACCTGTAATAATTACAATCATTTGCCTGTAAGATAGTTGAGGTCACTGACGATACGTTGTGCTTCTTCTGGTGAGTTAAATTCTTCTACGATGTAACTGAAACCGTTGGAAAATGTTCGGCGGATCTTGTTGTTTTCAGCAGTGTAAGTTCCATACTTAACTGGAAACTGATTGAGGATTGCTCTGATCATTTGATGTTCAGATAAGGTTTGTTATAGATCATGTGATCCAGAACTTGACCGATCATTTGTCGGTAAGTCTCATCATAGTTCTTACTGCACTCTTCATATGCCTCATAGAGTTTGGTATAGAGTGTGTCCCAGTGCTCTTGAGTGATGGTGGTCATCGCTTTGTTTGAACTGAAGTTATTATACGGCAAAAAGGGCACCTGTGGAGATGCCCTGTGCCAGTTATTCAAGTGTCCTTGTATTTCTCTTCTACTTCCTTCACACGCTCCATGAAACTGTCATCACCGTGATCTCCACTATAAAGATAATCAATGTGACGCATAATCTCTGCCATCTTACGCATCTTTGGTAGTTGTTCTTTGAGATACTCAATTACTTCTGGTTCGTGATTAGGATACCATTCATAATGGTCTTCTTTAGATCCTTCTCTGCCGTTGTTTTGGATTTCTGCTTCCAGCTCATCAGCAAACTGGGATACTTTGTAGTATTCATAACCACAATCGTTGAAATGCCCGCCGCTCATGGTTGTGTCTCCGTTGGTAAAGGGGGTGGGGGTGGTGCTACTGGAGGTAGTATAACAGGTTGTTGAACTGCCTGGACTTGAGGTTGTGCCACTTGCTCAACTGGTTGTGCTGGTTGTGTTGGTTCTTCTAGTTTCCTTTCAAGTTCTTGTATTTTCTGTTCCAGAGGTGCAGTCTGTTCGTTTTTGATGTCCTCAGAAATCTTCCAACTTGCGAGTCCTACACTAAAAATACTAGCGAGGGCAGCAACAACAGAAATAGTCTTTGAAAAACTCATAGTTTAGTCTTTAGTAATTTCGTTTGGTTGAGAGTAAAAGAGTTCGTCTCTCCAGTTTCTACCAGCAATATCAAAAGTAAATCCTACCCTACCAATGGAGAATAGGAAGGAGAATAACCTACCATAACCCATAGAGATTTGAAGATAAGGCAATTCAATCCATTTTCCATACTCACCATAATCAATCGCAAATTGAAGAAGTGAATAATGCCTTCCAGTACAAAGAGTCATATAGTATTCTCGGCCGTAATCGTTTCTCACTCCATATTGAAGAAGTTTCATTTTGCTTTACCATGAAGAGGACAATCACCATTCACCCATTTACGATCCTCAGGCATATCTTCATTATCCATTACAGGACACTTACAATTTTTTTCAACTGCTTCAGGAGAACCAGGAACAAGACCATTCCATCCTTTGTACTTATACTGTTCTGCTGTCATTGCATCCATTTCAGCATCCGTGTAGCTTGGATTATCAGGATTCTCAAAACGTGAGAGTTTTGCTTTCAGATCATAAATCTCATCCTGCATCTCAGCAAATTCTTTTGAATACTCTTCAGAGAGTTTAAGGTCAAACTCATAAGCAATCTTTTTCATATCCTCTTCACTTCGCGTATCATTAAATGCAAGCGAACAAGCACCTTTCATAATACCAATTTCATTATGTCCCATTGTGCGGGCAATCGTACCAAAGAAACGGAACAGTTGAATAGTGTTAATGTCCTCACAAGGAATCTCAAAAGTATAATGCTCCTCAGGAAGAGTTTCATCATCATACATTCCAGACCCACCATAAGTAGGAGTCCATTCAGTATCAAATTGAACTTTGAGTTTTGCTTTGTAGGTCATTGATCTTGATTTGTACGCACATACTATAAGACCCCTTCAATCAGAAATCAAGGGGTCTTGTGACAGTTCAATATCTGGGCCAACAAGGAACTCTTACTCTCTCTTTCCAAGATCTTACATATCCAGGTCTCCACCTATCTCCTGGAACATATTCCTCACGATACACAACTCCAGTGCAAACTGGTTCTCTATAATAAACTCTTGGTTCAAAAGGTTCCCAAAATTCTTTCCAAGTAATTGCACTTGCAGGAAGAGTGATAAAAGGTAAGAGGAGAATGAGATATTTCATTGTTTTTCCTCAAACTCTCTCATGAGTTCTTCTGCAAGTTTCATAGACTTACGCCATATCAAATACTTTACAATTGGATTTGCTGGATTATGCAGTATCCACCATTTTGTTTTTTCATATTGTACTTTTGCCAGTTGAGTTAGCATATAAAATGCCCTCGCTACACTATTATCCGTAACTATGAAATAGGTAAACAAAGCAAAAATAGCAAACCAAAATGTATATGAACTCATTGTCTTAGAGTCTTAAGATATTGCAGAACTTGTTCACGAACTGCCATCAACTCGTGAAAACAAAGTTGGTTGTGAGCACAGTTACGAAGTTCTGAATCAGGTTTCAATACACTTTCTTCAAAAAGAGTCACTCCACGATTCCACTTGTCAATTTGAGATTCTTCGTTCATTTTTACTTTTGTATTTGATTACTATTTAATAGACTAATCCCAGCTCACGTTTTGATTTGTATCTATTGTTGGTAATTTCCAACCTCTATGGGATTTTATTTTTTTAGACAAAACTCTTGATATTTCTCCAGGAATTAAATTATATTTTTTAGAAAATTCTTTAATATTTTTTTCTTTTATAATAGTTTGATCGGGACTCATAATAACAAATTCTTTTGATATTTTTTCAATTCTAGATTTATGACTTATTAAATTTGTTTTTGTAAGTTTCCATTTTTTATATGATTTATACTTTCCATTTAAAACATTAATTATACTAGCAGGGTTTAAATTATATTGATTACAAAATTTTGTTACATTTTTACCAGTTATAATCGTACCATCAGGACTTTGTATTGTAAATTCTCTTTCAATTTTGAGTGTTCTTAATTCATATCCATAAACTTTGGTTTCGGGTAATGTCCAACCCTTATGAGATTTTCTTTTTCCAGATAAAACACATCCCATTGATGAAGAACTTAAATTATAGTTTCTACAGAATTCTGCAATATTTTCTCCTTCTAATATTTCCCCACTAGGAGATTTAAATTTAAATTTTTTAAAGCAAGTTGGATTTGTTGCGTCACCTCCTAAAGTAGAATTGTATCCTTTATAGTAGGTATTATATTTGTCTATCCAAAATACTTCTTGCTCATTTAGTAATTCTACATCACATTCTTCAATTACTCCCCATATAAAAGAATTCCATCCATATTTTTTTATAGCATTATAAAATTTTAAATTTCTTTTTTCATACTTTGCAGCACTTTTGTGTGAGGACTTTCTTCTCTCTAAACACTTAAGTGTTTTTCCAATATATTTTTTTCCTGTTGGAATACAATGAGCACAGTAAATTATGCCTTTAGGCATCGTAATTATAAGGTTAACTGCAAAGATATTTATATTAAAAAAGAGAGGTCACCCTCTCTTTTAACCTGAAAAGATAAATTGCAGTTAACCTTAATCAGGCAGAGTTATTTAGTCCCAAGAAATATTTTCTACTAGGAATCCGGGCATTACCATAGTCCATCCAATTCCTCCAGATTTATATGACCAAGAATATTCAAATTTATTATGAGAGTCCCACTGAACGAAACCTTTTTCTTTATCGAAACGTGATTTGATTGTCAATCCAAAGCGATTGGAAAAGATATTACGAGTGCGTAGAGCACCATTTGATTCTCGTGTTTCAATTACCACACAAGTATCATCATAGAATTGATCATCTTTTTCAATTCCACATGCAGTTTCATATCGAAATGGGCGATATGTTTTAACCTCTTGTGCAAAGACAGGAGAGGAAAACAAAAGTGCAGCGAGAACAATAAGTTTTTTCATCCAACAACCCTCCAACAATAATTTAATCAACAGGTTCTCTTCTTGACGCATCAATACCTCTTCTTTTTTGGAATTTTGTTATACCAGCAAGTGTAGAGATAAATCCAGTTTCTGTACATCTCCATTTTTTATTAAGAGTATTTTTCGCTAAATTTGATCTTTCTTCTTTTGTTAAGGAAAACATTCCTTTTTTCTGTTCATAACAACTTTTTCCACCTTTTTTGCCACCAAGAACTTTAGATTCTCTAGGTTGCATTTTAGCACCAAGAATTTTAGATTCTTTAGATTGCATTTTACCACCAAGTCTTGCACCGTGCAAATGAGATAATTTTTGAGCCTCTGTTAAATTGATTTGTTTTGATAGTGCTAACCAAGCAATTCTATCGTATTCATTACCATATTCTTCATAGAGTTTTTTATGTGCCTCTGCATGTTCTTCTACACTTAACTCTATAAGGTTGCTAGGATCGTCTGTACCTCCCATATGTTTAGGCACAATATGGTGAATATGTTTCATCTACTCTGTTATGGTTCGCAGTATTATTTATTAGAGAAGGAGTAAACAAATACTCCTTCTACCTGATAGATGCGAACCAAACAGGCACTAATATTTATCCAACAACTCTCCAGCAGACGACAGCATTTCCTTTTTTTGGTGATTCTATATGAGCAAAAGCAGCATAAGAAAGATCCAAATCAGCATGAGAATAAGGTCCACGATCATTAACACGGACAATAACTGACTTGTTATTTCTTTGATTAGTTACCCTAATTTTTGTACCCATAGGTAGATGAGGACTAGCTGAAGTCCAAGAATAAGCATCAAACCGCTCACCGTTCGCAGTAATTTGTCCATGAAATCCGTCTCCTACTCCGTAGTATGTAGAAATTCCACAAGTAAGTGCAGCAATCAATCCAATCACTTAATCACCTCCCAATGAGGATCATTTTGCTTGTTCATCCAAAAACAGTACTTACGATTAATAGAAACAACAAAGAGTTGAGTCTCAGTTTCCTGTTCTACCTCCATTGCATGAAGTTTATCCATTTGGTTCACAAATCTGTTCTTAGCCTTTGAACTCTTTGGTTGAACGTTGATAAAGTTTTTCTTGAGTTTCATTGTGTTTTTAAGAGTGTTTAGATGATGGTCATCAAACCCAACAAAGGTAGTCTACAGGGATTGTTGGGTGTCTGTCAAGTGGTTTAGGAATTCCTCATAGAGGACTTGTTCCATTTGAAATGCTTGTACTTCCCATGGTTGTTCAGAATAGTCTGTGAGAGAGTGGTCTATGCCCCTCCAGTGCCTCTTTCCATACTTATCCCTAAGAGCACCCATAACGTGCTGATAGACGTGCCAGAGTTCGTGTAAGAGCACTGTGGTGTAATCTTCTGGATTCATTTGATTGTGCAATTCAATTTCAAATGAACGTGGACGATAATCACAATCAGTCACACCAACCCAACCCCAAACTCCTTCGCGCAACATTCCTCGATGATTGACAACAATTTCAAGTTTATAACGTGGAAGTTCTTTAGTGATGAACCACTCAACGATTTTGGTACAACGATTCTTGCTGTAGTTGTACCCACTAGTGTAGATAGTAAGCATTAAAATACAAACTTCAGGAGTGCTTCAGAAACTTTTGTTGCCCAATGTATAACCCATACAAAGGATCCAACAAAAATCAGTCGGTCTAGATTGGAGTACCTCATCGGTTTTGAGCGGTATCTACCTACTATAAAACCCACCAAGTCAATTTTGGTGAGTCAGTGGACAGTTTTAGGAGTGTCTACTTTAAATAACTTCCGGGTAGAAGATTTCATAGAACCATCTATAATTTTTAAGAATAAAATTCTCTGTTTCTTTATCTAAAAAATCATATTTTGGATCTTGATATTCTATTTTATTTTTGATTTTGTGATCTCCCCATGGTTGATATGGATTGTCATTATATGGTTTTTGTTCAATATTGTTAAAATCATGTTCAAATTTGGGAAGATCTAAAAATTCATAAATTTTATCTAATTCTTCTTTAGGATTTTTTATTAAATCTTCGTATCTGCAGAAATAAATATTTTCTTTATTTAAGAAATTAGTTTCTTTTATAAATTTTGAAGCAAGAATTGCGTCTTCAATCCAATTAATCGATAATGAATCAATACTTCTTTGCAAAATTGTAGAATCATTACCTACATTATGTTTTTCCTTATCTTTATTATAATAAATTGAGTTGCAT